CGCATGAAGATACTGAAGTTGTTGCGCGAGCAAGCAGAGTTTTGGAAAGAGTGGGAGTACCCAGAGGAGTATATTTTTGCCGTGGATGTACTTTTGGAGCGCATTAAATGCAAACCAACATCAAAGAGCGAAGTATGAGTTCTGTAATAACCGTCCGCGAGCTTAATAAAAAGTGTGGGGAATGTACAGCCTGCTGCTCTGGCCACCTCTATGGGGAGGCGCATGGACATAAGTTTTTCAAGGGTAGGCCGTGCTTTGTTGTCACAAAAGCCGGGTGTAGCATTTACGAGGATCGACCTGATGTCCCTTGCAAGAGCTTCAAATGCGGATATCTGACGTTCCCTTTTTTCCCCGAGTGGATGCGCCCGGACCAATCTGGAGTGCTAGCTACACACGGTATCTTCAAAGCCGGGGATGAAACCAAGCCCTATCTCCAGATTTCCGAATATAATAAACCGATGAGTGCGCTGTCTCTCTGGTGGTTCATTGAGAAATATCGTGATGGCCAGCTACCCAACTTACTTATCAATATTGGAGGGTTTCACCACAGACTAGGAACCGAGGAATTTCTTAGAGCCAACCTGTGAAAACTTTTGGAGAGCATCAAATGCAAACCAACATCAAAGTAAAAATTAAAAGCACCGGACAGGTAGGATTCGTTGCAAACGTAGACGAGCACTCCATCTGTGTACGACTACCGGGTTCTGACGGGTGGCCGTTTCCAAGTTACCAGTGGGTGCCCCGCCAAGATGTTGTGAGTGTACGGGAAAAGAAAGAACCTCCTGAGTTTGAGGCAGCACTATTTTGAACACTACATGGTCCTACAGTAGTCTTAAAACATTTCAAGAATGCCCAAAAAAATATTATCATTTGAGGGTAGTTAAAGACTTTGTAGACAAACCAACTAAAGCAACTTTGTATGGTGGCGAATTACATAAAGCCGCAGAAGAGTTTGTAAAAAACGGTACTCCCATACCCGCTAAGTTTGACAATACTCACATTAAACCTACGATAGAAAAACTTATGCAACTGGAGGGTGAACGGTTTTGTGAGTATCGCATGGGGTTAACTAAAGATTTAGAACCGTGCGGGTTTTTTGATACGCATGTGTGGTGGCGTGGCATTGCAGACTTGCTGATTGTCAACCGGGAAAAAGGTTTGGCTTACTCTTTAGATTACAAAACAGGCAAAAGCGCAAGATATGCAGACGTGCGGCAGCTAGATCTAATAGCCGAAGGAGTTATGGCGCACTTTCCCGAGATCACACGAGTCAAATCAGGGTTACTTTTTGTAGTAAGTAATGAGTTTGTGAAGGCATATCAGACAGCAGATAGCCGAGGGCGTTACATGGATAAAGTAAAGCCTGACTTACACAGACTGCAAAGTGCGTTTGAAACCAACGTATGGAATGCTTCACCTAATAACTTATGTGGTTGGTGTCCTGTTAAAATTTGCGAACATAACCGAGGTTGATATGCCCTACGTTAACAAACCCCGTCCGTATAAAAAAGAATATAAACAACAAGTTGCACGAGGCGAAGCCGACGAGCGATTAGCCAGAGCCCGCGCACGATACTCCATCGACAAGAAAGGCACTGATAAAAATGACAACGGCAAAGCTGATGCCCGTGAAGGTAAAGACGTAGCACATAAGATAGCACTAAGCAAAGGAGGTACAAACGAGCAAGGACTGCATATTGAAAGCCAAACAAAAAACCGATCATTTAAACGAAATTCAAATCATAAACTTGTATCAGAAACCAGTAAGAGGGAACGTGGAAAAGTATGATTGGCCTCGACCTCCGGGGCTTGAACCGTTCGCACATCAGAAAGTAACATCAGAGTTTTTAACTACTAGACGTAAAGCGTTTTGTTTCAATGAGCAAGGTACGGGTAAAACTGCATCCGTTATCTGGGCCGTTGACTACTTGATGAAACTTGGTGTATTACGCCGTGTGTTGATTGCTTGTCCGTTGTCGGTGATGCGCTCTGCGTGGCAAGATGACTTTTTTAAGTTTGCTATGCATCGGTCCGTTGATATTGCTTACGGTACAGCAGACAAACGCAAAAAAATTATCAATGGTATGGCCGAGGTGGTTATCATCAACTTTGATGGGATCGGCATCGTCAAGAAGGAGATAGTCGCAGCGGGCTTTAATTTGGTTGTCATTGACGAGGCGTCAGCTTATAAAAACGTGCAAACCGAACGATGGAAAGATTTGCGCGACGTTATGAAATCAGTCAAGGGTTTGTGGATGTTGACAGGAACACCCGCTGCTCAATCACCTGTGGATGCTTACGGATTAGCTAAGCTTATTAACCCAATCAACACACCTAAATTCTTTGGGCAGTTCAGGGATATGGTGATGGACAAAACATCTATGTATCGATGGATACCGAAGATCGGGGCCGACAGGATCATACATACATTGTTGCAACCAGCCATACGATTTGAAAAGCATCAGTGCTTAGACTTACCTCCACTGACTTACGTTGATCGAGAAGCTCCGTTGAGCCCACAGCAGAAGTCATACTACAACATGCTCAAAAAGCAGATGATGATCCAAGCAGACAACGAAGATGTAACGGCAGTCAATGCAGCAGTGCAAATAAATAAGCTGTTGCAGATAGCGGGTGGGGCGGTGTACACCGACAACAAAGAAGTACTTGAGTTTGATGTATCAGGCAGGCTTAACGTAGTCAAAGAAGTCATTGAAGAATCTTTACACAAAACTTTAGTGTTTGTTCCCTTTACTCACACAATACAAATATTAAAACAATTTTTAGATAAACACAATATATCAAATGAAATAATCGATGGTGCTACAACCGTGAGAAAACGCTCCGATATTGTTATGGAGTTTCAAAAACATACCAACCCAAGAGTGCTTATTATTCAACCTATGGCGGCAGCACATGGACTAACATTAACCGCCGCTGATACTATCATATGGTATGCACCTGTCACTAGTGTAGAAACGTACTTACAAGCAAATGCACGAATTGATCGTCCGGGGCAAACCAATAGTATGACGGTAGTTCATATTAAAGGATCACCTGTTGAAACGCGGTTGTATAAATTGCTACGTACTAATATGGAGCAGCACGAAAAAATTATAGACTTGTACAAACAAGAAATGCAGGTTACTTGACAATGTCAAAAGTTATGCTATAATTGCGGTTCTTCGTTAGGGAGGTTAGATGTGGAAGAAAATTTAGTTGACGTACCTATGGATCAGTTAGCGAAAGCATACGTTAGAATTAGAGACGAGCGAGCAAAGTTAAAGTCAGATTACGAATTGCAAGACAACGAATTAAAGGAACAAATTGCAGTAATTGAGCAAGAGTTATTAAGCGCTTGCAACCGTATTAAAGCTGATAGTATCCGTACCGTGCATGGGACGATCATTCGGTCAATCAAGTCGCGTTACTGGACGAATGATTGGAGTTCTATGTATAAGTTCATAAAAGATAACGATGCGTTTGCGTTGTTAGAAAAGCGTATACATCAAACCAACATGAAAGAATTTCTAAATGAAAATGCAGATTTACTACCTGCGGGTTTGAATGTAGAGAATGAATACACTATAGTCGTTAGACGTTCTAAGTGAGGATATAAATGAGTAATCTTATACTGAGTCAAGATACCCCTGATTTCCTTCAAAAAGCTGGCATCAGTAATTTAAGTAAACAGCTTGCTGGCAAGGGCAACGGCATAAAGCGCATTGTGCCTAAAAATGGTATCTTCCGCAAAATGGTTGGCGGCGAAGAGGTTGGCAAAATTAAAGGTCCGCTGGAGGTTGTGATTGTTGATGCGTCTCCAAATGTTGGCCGTATATATTATGAAAAACAATGGAGCCCTGATGCTGAGCCGACTGCGCCGACTTGTTTTTCAAATGATGGGCGTGAACCCGATGAGTCTGTAGAAGACCCCCAAGGAGACCGTTGCGATACTTGTCCCAAGAACATCAAAGGGTCAGGTATGGGCTCTTCAAAAGCCTGTCGGTACTCGCGTCGGCTTGCAGTGATGCTGCTTGAAGATTTTGATACTGCGCTTGAAGGGCAGGTCTATCAAATGAATCTTGCATCAAAGTCGTTGTTTGGCGATTCAAATGTTGAAAACGCTTATACGTTTGAAAATTACCACAAAGTTTGCATAAACAATGGTAAAAGTGTTGATCACGTTGTCACTAACATTTTCTTTAATGAAGACAATGACAACCAATCGTTGTTATTTATGCCTATGCGTTGGATAAAATCCAAAGAATACAATGCTTCTGTAAAGCTTACTGAGTCTGGTGTCACTAAACGCATCGTTACGATGACTCCTTATCAAGCAGATACTACAAAAGCTTTGCCTGCTGTTGCAAGTCCGCCTAAAGAGGAGTTCGAACCTAAGAAACGTGAAAACAAAAAAGAGTTGACTGCACCCGCGCCAAAAAACAATCTTGACGCAATTGTAAAAGCCTGGGCCGACGAAGATTAACATGTCGTATGGGTATAGCCAAAGTTTAGCCGCCACACTGCTGGACACGGATTCTGAACATCTTGGCATTACGCTTGGGAAACACTGTGTGAAGTTGGGCATCCCCGTAGCTAAAGTTGCTGACTCCTTGGGAGTCAGCAGAGCTACGGTCTACAATTGGTTTTGGGGGTTAAACACCCCCCACAGCAAATACGAAAAGCCAATTCAAGACTTCATTCGTGCTAACCGTTGCTGTTAGAACCTTCGTCTTTTATGAGTTGACATGTCCAATTTTGATCTATTGGATGCTGTGCTGCCTTCTGAAGGTCGGTATTGCATTGTGGGGGTTGGTAGGTATGTAGATCAAAGACTGTTTGATACCAAAGAAGAAGCTGAAGATTGCATTAAAAAACTTACTAAATCTTTCAATGTGTACTTTGGGTGCGCCAAATTTGGTTCACTCAACAACCGCAGACACGAGAACGCTCTATACTTCAGGGCGTTATGGCTTGACATCGACTGCGGCCCTACCAAGGGTGTGCCTGATGAAAAAGGCATCATCGCAGGATACCTAGATCAAAACATAGGGATGAGTGAACTCAAAAGGTTTTGCAAAGAAGTTAAATTACCAAAACCAATTTTAGTAAACTCAGGCTACGGTATACATGCTTACTGGTTGTTGGAAGAAACACTAACTCAAACGGAATGGAAGCCATTAGCTAAGAGACTCAAACAGCTTTGCGAGACGCACAACCTGATCGTTGACCCCGCAGTTTTTGAAGCATCAAGAGTGCTGCGTGTCCCAGGCACTTATAACCATAAGGATAAAGATGATTTAAAACAAGTTACGATTATAAATGAAGTATCAGATCGTATACTTGTTGCATCTTTAACCGAGCTTCTTGGCGCACCAGAACCAGAACCAAACGACGACCGGCCTGAGTACATACCTGCAAGCATGAGCCCCATGATGGAGGCTATGCTGAAGAATAAAATAAAACGATTTAAAACCATCATGATCAAGTCAGCACAAGGTACTGGGTGCGCCCAACTACTACACTGCTACCAGAACCAACAAAGTATTAGCTACAATCTGTGGAGATCCGCGCTTTCAATTGCAGCGTTTTGTATTGATAAAGACACTGCGGTACACAAAATATCAGAAAACTACCCCGGGTATGACCGCTATGAAACGGAAGTAAAAGTTGATGATTTGATACGGACAGGCGCTCCGCATTACTGCACAACATTTGCTCGATGGAACCCCGAAGGTTGTAACGAGTGCGCACACAAAGGACGCATAAAGACTCCAATTATGCTTGGAGTTGAGATAGCCGAGGCCGACACAGACGAAATAGAAGTGATGTCAGAAGATGGCGAAGTAACTATTGAACGTATACCTGAGTATCCGTTTCCATTTTTTAGGGGTAAAAACGGTGGTGTGTACAAGCGCCCTCCCGCAGATGCCGAAGAAGAAGCAACACAGGTTTATGAACATGATTTGTACATACACAAACGGATGATTGATCCTATACTTGGGGATTCGGCTGTAGTCAGGTTGCGACTACCAAAGGATGGATTAAAAGAATTTGTACTTGGGGCCGATGAAATTTTTTCTAAAGATAAACTGCGGCAAACATTGGCTCGGCACGGTGTATACACTCACAAAAAGCAATACGATGACTTGTCTGTTTATTTTGTGGGGTCACTTAAAACTATGCAGTTTGATAAAAAGGCGGAAACTATGCGTACACAATTTGGTTGGATAGAAGCAGATAGCAAATTTATTCTAGGTGATCGTGAAATAACTAAAGATGGCGTTTTTTATAGTCCCCCTTCAAGTTATACAAAAGATATAGCAGAGATCATCACCCCTGTTGGGTCATACGAGAAATGGAAAGAAGTGTTTAACCTCTACGGTCGGCCTGGGCTTGAAGGAAATGCTTTCGGTGCGTTGACTGCGTTTGGGTCTCCTTTACTGAAATTTACTGGGATGAAGGGTGCAATCATTAACTTAATTCATCAATCGGCAGGTACAGGTAAGTCTACGGTGCTTTACCTATGCAATAGTGTGTACGGGCGTCCGACTGAGCTAGGTTCGATTTGGAAAGACACCTTCAATGCTAAGATTCACAGGCTTGGCGTTTTAAATAATTTACCTAATACGATTGACGAAATAACAAACACAACCCCTCAAGAGTTTTCTGATCTTGCTTACAGCATCTCACAGGGCAGGGGTAAGAACCGCATGAAGGCTAACGCCAACGAAGCGCGGTTAAATTTAACAAGCTGGACAGGCATTACGCTTTCGTCTGCAAACGCAAGCTTTTACGAAAAACTCTCTACACTGAAAAATTCCCCAGATGGCGAAAACATGCGTTTACTTGAGTACCACGTACACAAGTCGAATGTGATTGATACGCAAGAAGGCAAGGACATGTTTGATCATCAGCTACTTGAAAACTACGGCCATGCTGGTGATATTTATATCCAGTATTTAGTGAACAACCTTGAAAACGTAAAAGATCTTATTAGGAAAGTGCAAGCAAAAATTGATAAG